TCATGCTTTCCCCCTCTGCTCCCACTTGCCAGCGTGCTGCAACATACCTTTGAGCGCCCAGCGCACGCGGTTGGCGTCGGCCACGGTGACGATCGACGGCGCGGCCTTATGCTTGAGCGGCGAACGCGGCGAGCGCAGCCAGGCGTCGAATTGTGCGCGCTCCCATCCAAGGCGCGCGTAGTAACTCTCAATGGTGGCCAGATCGGCCGCAGAGGCTATCTGTGGGGCGTTGGAGAACTCCTGGCCATCGTGACGCCCATCGAGGCCGGCGCGGCGCGCCTGGGTGCGTTTAGGCCGGCTCTTGAGCGGAGCCTTCACGCCCAGGCTCTCCTGCAGCCCATCAATCAGGAAGCCGGCGTCGGCCGAGCTGAGGTCACGAAAACTCGTCACTGCCTTGCGAAGCCGCAGCGAGGCCCAAGCTATCCGCTCGTCGCGACCTGTCCCCACGCCTATCTCGTGACGGGCAAATTGCGAGTAGAGAGTCTGAAGCCTTCCGAGTTGTGGCTTAGTGATCTGCATACTCATCCCTTACGACTTAGAGCCTTTCTACATTCAGAGCAAAGTACCGGAGGCCGTAACTTGCGCATCTCGCGTCCATCCGCCTGGCGACAAGCATCCGAGCAGAACTTAGCCGTTCTCCGCTTCGGATCGATCAGGTTCTTGCATCCCATGTGCTGGCATTGTCTTTGGTACCCGTGTTCTTGCAACTCTGTTCTCCTTTGTAGGTTGCGCTTTCTTCTGCTCTGCCTCTCGGATCAATTTGATTAGTCGCTGGCCGGCTGCACTTTTCAAAAAGCCCTTCGGGTTAGTTGCGGTGATTGTGATCGTACAAACTTGCTTCGTCATTGTGCCTCGCTGGTCATCCATCGACGCCCCCAGTGAATGATTTGACCTTTGAAGGGCAAACGGCCTTCCCAGAAGCCCATCATCTCTGCATAGCAGGAAAAGCCATCGCGCCGTGCGAGCTGCTCAGCTTCGTCGGGGCAAAGACGGATCGAATCGACGAAAATTATTCCGGAGGCGTCAATAGAAATCTCCTCAACCCGTGTGCAGAGCGCACGCATCAACAATTGCGCGCCCTTCTGGCGCAGTCCCGTGTAGAGGTAAAGCCAATTACCTGATCTATCGGGATGAGCCCTCTCAGCCCGAATGGTGTGTGTCTTACTGCCATCTAGGATCATCGGTACGAATCGCTTTTGGAAGTTATAGAGGCCCATTACGCGAGCCTCCGATCTGCCGTTGACATCAAAGGCACAGGCACAGCTATGGGCTGCTTGCGAATCGAGCGCGGGCCGCGCTTACGTGCGGTGAGTATCTTCACCCGCTCCAACAATTCAAATGAGGAGCAACCGCCGCGCAGCAGCACAGCGTCTGTATTGAGACCGGCTGGCGACGACGTAAGGCCAGGAGCTAGCACTAGAGAGCGCATGGCGGGATCGATCTCGTAGGCTTGGTTGAGCAGATGCTCGATGCCAGGCAAAGGCCAATGCTCGCAGAACAGCAGCTCGTAGGTTTGCGCGCGGAGCTGCTCGATGGCCGCCGCCGCGCCAACCACAGCCGTAACGGCAAAACCATTGGTGTCGAGCATGAATCGCAATATCGAAAGACGGTCCTCTGACGCGCCCACCAACAGAATCTTCTTTTTGGGCCTCATGCGGTCACCTCTACAATGCGGAAGAGGTTCGGCTGTGTTCCGTGCCAAACGATGGCTTCCCTCAAGCTCAAGTAGCGCAGCTCATCTTTGAGCTGGATACCGAGGGGAAAGCCATCGTCCTCGCTATCGATGTCGCGCCATTCCACTCCATCTATCTCGACAACTTTCGTGCTAGCTTCGAGCACTCCGATTGCGGCCTGCAGCGCCAGGGCGTTGGCCAGCTTATTCACTTCGCTCATAGTTAATTCCTCCTCAAAATGATCTCGATGGGCAGCTATCGTTTCGCCAGTTCCGCGCGAAGATCTGCGCGTACCCGGTCGAGCTTCGCTTCGAGCACGCTCATATCTATGCCGTGCAGCTTGCCAACGTGAATAAGTGCCGTAAGTCGCGCGACCATGTAAGGCCGCAAGCTTTCTCTGCCTTTGAGCCATGCATCCAGGGTGAGATAGACCTCAGTGCGCGTAACCTGGGGCACTTCAAACCAATGCGTCGGGCACATCAATTGATTACGCTCGATGGCCACTGCGCAGCCGGGAATCTGGCATACAAAGATAGCCTCGGATGGCAGCTTCGATCCATTTGCGGAGCCGGGTTGCGCATCGGCCTTGTGTATCGATCTGACAAACATCAACGTCCTCTTTTCGTGGACTGCTTGTGGCAGCGCACTGCGATGGAGGTCGCGACGGCAGCCACGACGAAGACCCCGGCGCCCAGCCAGTAGATGATTTTGAAGATCTGCAAGCCGGGCGTGTCTGAATTGAGATGCGGCAGGATGAGTCCGCCGATCAAGATCAGAACGACAGCGCAGTAGATGATTGTGTAGACCAGCATGGTGGGTGGATCTGATTCGCGACGCATTAGCTTACCTCCAGTTGAAGTTGTCCGAGCAGCTCCAGCGCAGCTCGCGGACCGTCCACGGACTTGAGCACTTCCAGCTCGGCGCGGACCTGGTCGAGAACTTGATTGCGCAGAATGGAGTGGTCTTCGTCGGTGAGCATGATGAAGTAGCCGCCGCCGCTGCCCTGTTTACTGGAGCCGATGGGTATGCGGAAGTTGATGCGCAGGGTTCGCACAGCCTTTTTGATCTCACGGTCAGTCAGGCGCTCGCAGCCCGGCCGCCGCTGTATCTCGCGGATCGAGCAGGCATTGGCCGCGCCGCGGGAATAGCGGATCGCCGCCAGAACAGCTTTTTCGTCGTCGGCCAATGTGAGCTTCAACGGGCCGCCCGGCCTGCCGAAAAGCAGCCAGAGAATCTCCGCGTCGATGGTCTGTCTGCGCTGCTCGATGGAAACTGCCAGGTCCGGGAAGAGCGACTGTTCTGTCATTGCGTGCCTCCGAAGAGTGAAGCCTGTTCCGCAGCGGGTTTCTGATCGCGGTGGTTCGGGCAGTAGTCAATTTCAGGGCCGATTGATGTGGCGCATTTCGAGCACATGCCGGCATCGCAAGTTTTGCCGTGCTTGCCAACCGGGAAATCGCAAAGTCTACTCACCGGCTGGATGCGGCAGAATTTGCAGGTCTGACGGCGCGCATGATTGCAGAGAATCATCACCTGGCCGCGCTCGGTTTGGATGACTTCGCAGGTCATTACCCACGCTCTTTCTGCGCTCTGATCGCAGCCAAGGCCGTTTGGCGCAGTAGCGCGATGCCGGTGATGAGCTTGTCAACGTGCACGTCAAGCGCATCGCAGAAGCGCCGCGCGGCTTCCGCGTCAAAACCTGCGTCAGGGTTGTCTCTCCAGGTGTCGGCAAGAGAATGAAGCCTCCTGAAAATGTTGCGATGCGCGGCGCTGAGAGCGGCGTTGCTCACTGGACGCTCCCTTCCAGGCGAATCACGTAGTTGCTGGAGAAGATCGCGGCCTTGTCGCCGAGCGTGAGGCCCTTCCACCAGTTGTCCACGATTTTGTCGGTGACGAGGAACGTGGCCTGAGCCGTGTTGGCGAGAGCATGGCCCCTCTCTTCTGGTTTGGCCTGGGGGCGAGAAGTCGTCGGCTCCTTCGTCGGCTGCTCGACATGCCACTCGTTGCGCATTTTGCAGCGGTAATAGGAGACGTGACCATCAGTTATACCGAGCCGCTTTCCGATTGAAACGTTGCTCTCGCCTGGATCGGCCTCGCGAATCGCCTTTTTCATCGCTGCTGTAACTTTCATCGTTTCCTCCTTTAAAGGTTGCTGGTTGGAAGGTTCAGAGGAGGTCGCCGCGCGCGCTATTGATCCAGTAGGCGTTGCCTCCCCCTCCTCTTGAGCCGAATGGTTGGCCGCATCCGGCTCAAACTTGTTGTGGCGTTCTGGAAGCGCCGGGTGTGTGCCGTCGTCGCAGGCGGCGCAGAGAGCCTCGCCGGCGAAGACGATGATGGCGTCACAGCAGAGGCAGCGCGAGCAGCGCTTTCCGCGCGGGGCCGTGGTGGTTGTCTCAGGCGTTGGCAGCATCAGACTCTTCCTTCCCTGAGCAGTAAACCGGCCGCCCCGATGTGGAGACCGACGCGGCCACCTCTGCGGATACGTGCGGGCATGTCTTCCACACGTCGAGAAGCGAGCCGCAGTTGGGGCAGGTCGGCCACAGGTCGCGAGACAGCGGCGTAACGACGGCGGTAGCTTCCATCAGGCAGCCTGCTTTCTGAGGGACTTTGGGAGCCATGTGTGGGCGCTCTTCCATGCGGCCCTCGGCGAGGCGCAAATTTGGCTGATGGGTTCGCCCTGGATGCCGCGCCGGATAAACCAGCAAGGCTCTCCCTGGCCGCGCAGCAGCTCGTAGTAATCGAGCATTGCGTCGGGTTCCGCTGCGAGAACAATTTGTCTGTGCTTCATCTCGCGCGGCCTTTCTTCATGTACTGCCTGACCAGAAGCTCTTGCAGTTGACTGGCGTGGGTCTGAATCTTCTTGGCGGCATCGCACAGAAACGCGCCCTGGCTGATGCAGTGGCGTGCCTTGATTTCCTCTAGGTGCGACTTCGCCTCAGCGATAGCCATTTCCACGCGCTCGATGCGGCGTTCGATGGGTGTCACTTCGCGCCGCCTTTCTTCGCGGCCTTGGCGGCTTTGCGCTCGGCCTTCGCAATGGCCTCAGCTTCTTTCTGGCGGAGCGCGGCGGCCAGCTCCACCGAGAGCGCCGGAGCCTTCGAGTTCACGTTGAAGCACGACGAGAAGAGTGCGAGCAGGCGTGTCTGCACGTCGTCCGCGAAACCACCGATAGCCAGCTTCAACGTGCCGGCCGCATCCTTGCGCAGCGTGTGCTTCACCTTGCGCTCAAAGAGTTTCATGAAGACTTTGGGCAGCTTGAGGCGCGAGAGTTCGCTCTGCAGCTCGCCAACCGGAGCCTCGACGATTTCGACGGTAGAGGCCACAGTAGCGTCGGCAATGTAGAGCGTGCCTTCGAGCCGCTTGGTTTTTTCGGCGTTGGCCGGGACGTAACCGAAGTTCTGCACAATGGCCAGCAGCGCGCCTTTGGCGGCGGAGAAGTTTTGCTGCGCTTCCTCAACGGCAGCCTTCGCCGCGTCGAAGTTCATGCAGAGTCCATCCACCATTTCGGGAGTGGGCGGTTGTTTCTTATTCGGAGTCATGGTCAGCCTCGGTTTTCTGTGCGTTGAAAAATTCGTTGAGATCGTCGAGGTAGCGGCCATGGCGCTTGAGAGAACAGCCCTGGCCGCAGATTTCCTCGTAGATGAATTCGGGATTGCGCGGCTCTTCGACGGTCTCGATAGGCTGGAAGATGATGCCCTCGAAGCCCGGCTTTGTAATAGCCATCTGCCAGTGGTTGGAGTCGCGCTTGGGCGCGCCGCAGACCTTGCAAACATAGGGCGGGGCCGGCAGTGGAGCTAGCATCAGGCCACCGCCTTTCCGTCGTGATATATGAGGTCGAACGGGTGAACAGGCACGTCAAACTTCTGCCCATCGAATCGAACATGAACATAATGGTCGTACGACCGCTTGCCGACGACGACGCCTGTTCTCACAGTGCGGAGTTTGTCTTTCATCGTGACTCGCTGCCCGACCTCGACAGGAACGCCGTAGTATTGCTTCACGTATTCGTAAGCCATCAATGCACCTCGACTTTCGGTGAGCAGTGGATGGCCATATCGATGGCGGCGTGCGCCGGTTCCATGTTGCGCAGGATGGCCTTGGCGACGGGCACCGGTATGCCGCCGAAGAGATCAATGCATTCGAGCGCGATCAGCATGTCGGCGCACAGCGTTTGGAGGCAATCGCCGAACTCGGAGGGCATAGCGCTGACAGCCTTGGCGCTCACGCACTTCGCATTGCCGTGCTGGTCGATGTAGACCATGCGATTCTGAGGTTGGTCACTCACTTGCCGCCTCCGATCTTGTCAAGCTGGTCGATCTTGTCGAGCTGCTGCTTGGCTTTGTCGAGGCAGTCGGTGATGGAGCGGCTGATGCCGCTGGCTTTTCCAAGCTCAAAGGCCATTGCTCCAACGGTGTGACCGGCGTTCAGGTCGATGCGCATGATTCGCGCCATCTGAGCCTTGAGGTCTTCAGCCTGGCTGGCGCTCCGAAGCAGGAATTTGTCGAGGGCGCAAATGTCTCTCACCACCGGCCACCTCCAAGCACGCGCTCGACCGCGCCGCCAGGCAGAAAGGCCATAGCAATCGTGATGAAGAGATAAATGGCGGCGAGAATCACGGCCGCCTTGAGTAGACGGTCTGCGGCGGCGAATTCGAGGCTCCAATCCCGATCTGCTTTCATGCGACGGCCTCTGCCCTTTCCGCCGCCGGCGCTTTGGTAGCGGCGGCCGCTTCCGCGATTGCGTTGCGGGCGTCCTCTATCGCAAAAAACAAATTGCGGGCGCTCACGTACTGGAACGGCTTGCGGTCGCGCACAGCCTCGACCGTGGCGTCCTTGATGCTCTCGGCGATGTCGTCCGAGTACATCGGCCCCAGTTCGGCCTGGAGAATGCTGGATGCCTCGCCGGTGCTGAGGCCTTTGAGCAGGTGTGTGCGCCGCAGGCGGCTGCGCCACTGTTCCATGCGCCAATCGCCCAACCGGACTGAGAGATCGTGTGACCCGCCCAGCACGACGCCAAAGTACGGCGGCGTATCGAGGAGCTGGCGCAGAATCTCCAGCCCGCTCAGGCCCAGGTGCTGAGCCTCGTCCACGATCAGCAGCGTCCGCTGTGTGCCCAGAAAGAAGCGCAGCTTGCGGAGGAGCTGGTCGATGGTGCCGCGATTGGGAATGCCGGCCTCGGTGCAGCACTCAATCAGAAACGACTGCGGGCTGTGCTCGACGCGGGCATAGACATACACCGCTTTTCCCTCGCTGCTACGGTTGATCTCCTGGGCTACGCGGCGAAAGGTGTAAGTTTTCTGCGTTCCCGGCGGCCCGTCAACGAGAAAGGCCGTTCCCTGGCGCAGCGCGGCCCACATCGAGCGGCGCACCGCGTCATACTCGGCTGTGTCGTAGTGCTTGCCCTGCACAACCGCGCCGTGCTCGATCTCGTAGCGGTCGATCACGCCTTTGAGGGCGGCGCGCACGGCCAGCGAGTTGTCTTCCGCGGCATGATGGTCGCCATAGTGGCCCGACAAAAAGACGCGCAAAGAACTTGGATTGAGGGTGGCCAGATCCGCCAGCTCCCCGAGTGTGAGGCCGGAGTGGAGCACAAAAGCTCGCGTCCGGCGAATCATCTCCGCATCGCTCGGCAAACCGAGTGACTTGAGATACGGTTTCCGCTTATAGAGAATGGACACTATTCCTCCGAAGTCGTTCCGCCAAGCGATCGGCTGCCTGGCCCGGTATGAGACTGTTTGTTGGTTCTTCATTTCCCGCCTGGAGGTGCGTCGGCTGTGGCCGGTGAACCACCAGGTGGGAGACATCGATGGGGAGGCCGCCGAGTTGAAGCATTTGATCGTTTTGCGGGACGTAGCCCGAGCGAAGAACGCGGCGCGAGAGCGCATCGAGCTGGTCGCGTGTTTCGTGGTAGCGGTGTTTGCGCTCGCGCATACTGGCGCCGATGGCAGCTTGTGTCTCCGCGTCCTTGGCCTGGCGCAAGAAGGTCTCCGGCTCCAGATAGGCAAAGACATATCCGTCTTCGTCGATAGCGGCTATGCGGTCCGTTTCCAGCGGATCGAAGGCCACTGTGACGGTCTGGCCGGTGCGGTTATGCAGCTCGCGGCCGCTCTCCGGGTCCGCCGCGACGTAGCGGCGATTGAGCAGCTCGATGGAGCACTCGCGGACCATGCGCGTGGTGCGCTCGGTCAGCAGGCAGGCGAGCACGGCAGGTTCGGGAGCGGGCGGCTGCTTGGTCCAGCGGTGTTGCTCGAAAGCCTCGTTGGGCGTCAAGCCTTCCATGCCGGGAACATCCTTAACGCGCAAGTGATACTCCTGCTCGATCCAGAGCACGGCGGCGCGGATGAACTCGCTGGCCAAGGGAAGATCGGATTCGTCCGCGCGGCCCTGTGCCAGTAGCTTGTGGTGGCGCGCTAACGCGGCGTGGCAACGGTCAGGGCGCTGCTCGGGAGTGGGGCCGGTGTAAGTCTTCCAGCGGCGATCAAAGCGCTGGTGCATGGTGTTATTGAATCGCTCGATCAGCTTGCTCTGCGGGTGGAACTTGATGCAGTAGTCAACCGAGATGCCCAGGCGCGCCAGCACTCCCATAGCCTCGGGCGGAATCTCCGCAACGTTCCACGCGGAACTGTGCGCGCCCTTGCCGACTTTCTGATAATCCTTGCCGTTGTCGGTGTAGAGCGTGCGCGGCGGTCCGAAGTTCTGAATGGAATGGCGCAGGGTGGTGACGATGGAGCGCGATGAGCCTGCCTGCGACCAGGCGTAGCCGGTAACCTTGCGGCTGCGCATATCGATCAGCCCGGTAAAGTCCAGGCGCATGTGCTGGCGGTCCTTGTCGTCGAAGAGGTCATTTTGAACAAGTACGTCGTGGTGAGCGTGATCCGAAACGAGGATTTCGCCGGCTTCGAAGTCTGTGTAGCCACGCCGGATGTAGGGAGCGAAGATTTCGTCGTATTCGCGCCGGCCTTTCAAGGCCAGCGTGGTCACTGCACCGGGCAGGTTTTCGAGAAAGCTGCGGATGGTCTCGTAGCTGGGCGGCTCGATTTGCATCTGCTTGGCGCGGCAGTCAACGATCTCCCACGCCATGCGCTTGTTCAGGTGCTCGTTGAGGTAGGCGTAAGTGGCCAGGTCAGCCAGCTCGGCGTGCTGCTCGCTCTGCGCTGACCAGCGCGAGACGCCCTTGTCGCGGCGCGGCTGATCGGCCAGGGCCGCAAAGCCACCAGCGCGGAAGCGCGCCAGCCAGAGCTTGAGCGTGCGCTCGGAGACATTGCGGGTCTGTGCGATGTATTGAATCAGGGTTGTTTGCGAGGTGACGGGGCGGCCATCGGCGAGGCGGAAGGCGGAGAAGCGTTGCGGGTCGGATGCATACTCCAGAACCATCTGGAGGATCTCCAGCCGTTGCTCGGCTTGAGCCTGGGCTTCTTCACTGGGCAGAGCGATGCGCAGCGTGGCGGCCGGAGCCGGGGCAACATCCGCGAAGAGAGGCCCTTGGATGCTGGAGGTGTGGGCGCGATTGAACTTTGCGCGGATTGCGGCGGGGAAAGACGCGGCGAGGTAGAGCTTTCCGGCGCGGCCGTTGGCGGTCTTTGTTTCCGACTCGCGTGAGATGATCTCGCCGTTCTTCGCCTTCTCGCGCAGCCAGCGATCGGTCCAGCCTGTCAGAGCGACGGCTTCTTCGGCGGTGAGCCAATGTTCTTGCGGCGGGGCGATCAAGCAGAGTTGCGGTTGTGCGCTCATGCTGTCACCTCATCCACCGTCGTGGAGGGCGCAGATCCAATCGTTGCGCCAAATGGAGATACAAGAGTTCCATAAACACTCCGATTGGAGTTTTCGGAAACGCGTGTCTGCCCGCTCAATGGTGTCTGCATAATTACTTTCTATCCCGGAGAATGATCGACCGCTCAAGAGCCGACATGCTCTCGTCTGCGGCCTTGCGGGCCAAGTAGGTACGACCCAATTCGAGGATTTCGGCGTCTTCTTTGTCGATTACTGTGAATCCAGCAAGCTCAGCGACACATCGAACGAGCCGCCAATTTTCAGTGGCAATGCAAAATGCCCGGCTGAAATGTAAGGGAAACCGGTGTTTCTCCATCGCGCCGGAAGTCCAGGACGCGAGCATTCTGTCTGTCACCTTATCTCCAAGCAAATAAGACATTTCCTCAGCGATCTGCGTGCGACTCTTTTTGGAGGATTTGATCGCCTGAGTGATGATTCCGCGGACCAGGTCGTCGTCGTTCATACTGCCCGGCAGCGTGGAGCCGCCACCTGAATCGTTGTGATTTCTTTCTTCGCTCATTCTCGTAGACGCCCCGGCTAATCTGTTCCAACCTTTGAGAGGTGAGATCAACTTCTCACTTAGGAGGTTTTATGCGATTAAGCCGCTTCCCCGGCAACCGTCGCCTTTCGCCCTTTCTTCCGCGCGCGGTCAAACCGCTCCATCTCCAAATGGAGCGCATCGGCAACACGCTGCGACTTGTGGAGTCCCAAGTCGACCTTTCGGACATGGCTCGGAGAGACGCCAAGCGTTCGCGCAACGCGGCTGTACAGCCCGTAATATTTGCCATATTGAGTCATGGCGCCACAACCTCGGTCATTCGTGATAATTTGGAGCTTCAAAACTTGTCCCTCGTGGAGATGGACAAATCGTACTCCGAACGGAGATTGGACGTCAACAAGAAAGTTCCAATTGGAGAGAAAAATCTTATGCGCGCGCAGATCGGGAAGCGTATGCAAGAAACGCGTTCCAGATTAGGCTTGACGCAAGAGCAGATGGCTCAATACTTTAGCGTCCAAACAGCGGCCTACGGCAAGTGGGAAACGGGGATGAACTTCCCGCGCGGGACAGTGTTTGCAACGCTTGCTCGTCTGGCTCCAGACGATGAAAAGCCCTTCTGGCTCCAATTGGCGGGTCTCCAACCGGAGCAAAGACCCAAAGAAGATGAACTCCGAACCATTCCTTTTTTTCAAGACGCTCTCGCCGCCGGAATACCCAGAGAGGTAAGCGATTGCGAGATGCGAGCGCCGCTCGTCCTTCCTCGCGCGTGGTTGCCGGGCCCAGGAAATCTAGTCGCCGTTTGTGTGCGAGGTGATTCCATGGCCCCAATCGTGCTGGACGGCTATATTGTGGTGATCGATACCCTCCAGCGGGCACCGGAAAGGCTCGCGGGCCGAATGGTGGCTGCCCGCGAGGGCGATGGCGTAACCATCAAGTGGCTAAGGAAAGATGGCGACACATTCTTTCTGGAAGCCCAGAACATCTCGCGCCGCCACCAGGTACGCGTCCTCCGTTCAGATGGAGATTTCTCTATCATCGGCGCGGTCGTAAAGCTGATTGGAGATGTTCCGAAGCTCGGAGTGGGATAAGCGTGGCTGTAGCTCTACATCAGAAAGTGAGAACGTGATGGCAAAGTGCAATCTGTGCGGCGAATGGGCGGGTCTTGGTTCGAGTGAGCATCCGTTGTGCCGCGAAGCTGTTGATGCCGGCAAGCCGCTGCCAGATGGCCGGGGCCTTGCGTCCACGGCGCGAGCTGTTCCCTTGCCGTTGACGCCCCGGAGCATCTTCTGGGCAATCTTCGGCGCGCTGTGGGCCTTTTCGGTATCGGCGGGAATTGTCTACGCTCTCATCCGGGCTATTTCCTAAGCGCCTTTATCTTCGCCTTGTGTTCGCCTTTGTTCCGAGCTATGCTCGGAAGCATGAATTCCCCCTTCGCGTGGCCTGGCGGAAAACGAGCGTTGCAAAAGACTCTCCTCAGCCTGATTCCTGAACACAAGATTTATGCTGAGGTCTTCGCCGGCTCGGCAAAGCTGCTCTTTGCCAAGGAGCCGGCCAACCTTGAGGTGATAAACGATCTCAACGGTGATCTCATCAATTTTTTCCGCGTTGCGAAGCATCGGCCATCTGAGCTGGCCGAGCAGTTGCAATTGGACTGCATCCACGCCGCCCGCTTTCGAGAGCTGCGGGCAAAGAAAGAATCGGCAAACGAGATCGACCGTGCGCTGCGTTTTGCGTACTTGGTCTGGTATTCATTCGGCGCGAAAGGGGAACATTTTGCCAGTAGCTCGGCTCGCAGCCCAAATTCCAAGCGGCCACTGAGCCGGGTGCGCGATCTGCTGGGAGCCACAGCCGAAAGGCTTGCAGCCGTGCTGATAGAGCAGCGGGACTTTGCGGAGATCCTCGCGAGGTACGATTCAGCGGAAACGTTTTTCTATCTTGATCCTCCCTATGTTGCCTTCCAGCCGAACGGCAGGTATGAGCCGTTGTCGAAAGAGCGCCGCGCAGAGATGTTCGCGCAGCTCGCCGAGATCAAGGGCAAGTTCCTGATGAGTTTCGATGATTCCGCTGAGATTCGCTCGCTGGCGCGAACGTACAGTTTTAAGACGCGACGCGTTGGAGTGGTTTATACAATATGCGGCGCGGCCCGGCGCACGGTGTCTCCCGAACTGCTGGTCGCCAACTACGCGATCAGGAACACGACGCGGATCATTCCAGCTATCACACCTTAATCGCCTCTCACAACGCGCGGCGAAGCCGCGCCCCATACTGGCCACTACTGGCCCCGATGGAGTCCTTCCGAAAGGAAGCCCATTCGGTGCAGCCGATGGAGAGGCCCTGGGCTTGGAAGTAGCGCAGTAGGCGCGTCCCAAGCCCCGGCCTCCGACTTGAGGTGAGGCGATGGAATTCAGTGCGGCGGGAATGGCGTTGCTCAAAAAGTCAGAGGGATTCCGGGGCAAGGTGTATCTCGACGTGGCCGGTTTCCCGACGATCGGCTACGGCCACCGCCTGTTGCACCCCGAATCGTTTCCCGCCGGCATAACAGAAGATCTGGCCGAGCACATACTGGCCTGCGACGTAGACGACGCCGAAGAGGCTGTGCAGCGCCTGGTCAAGGTTCCGCTCAGACAGGGCCAATTCGACGCGCTGGTCGATTTCGTTTTCAACCTGGGCGCGGGGCGGTTGGCCGCTTCAACACTTCTCAAGTACCTCAACTCCGGGAACTACGACACGGCGGCCCAGGCGCTGCTGCAATGGGATCACTCCGGCGAGAAGGAAGTTCCGGCGCTTAAAGCGCGGCGTGAGGCGGAAGTGGCGCTCTGGAGGCAGACCGATGGCTTTCAAGGGTAGACCAAATCGGGGCGTCAGACGCCTTCGGGAAATAGCGGAAAGGCTCGGTCTTTCCCTCAGGACCGTGAATACCGATTACAAGAACGGAATCGCCAAGCTGAAAGAGATTCCGGGCGCTTATGAGCTGATTTTGGAGTGCGTTCAGGGCGTGGACGCGAGCAAGGAAAACCTCATACGTTGCGCATCGGTCGAGTGCGACAAGCGCTTCATTGAGCTTTACGGGGAATAGAACACAACGGAATCCCGGCATAGCCGGAGGAGGAGAGAAAGATGAAGATGCCTTTTCGTAGTGCGCGCCCGCTGTGGCGTGTGAGCTTCGTATTCGTGCTGGCCTTCGCGTTCATGACGGGGTTGTGTGCCTGGACTTCGAGCTGTGGCACGGCGCAACACAAGGCCGCGGTGGCGGCCGACTCGATCGCCAACAGCCTCAAGACGGCGGCCGATCTGAATCACAGCCTTGCCGCCACCGGTCAGATTACCGTTGCCGAGCGGCAACAGGTAGCCACGCTGATCGACCAGGCCTCCCAGGCTAATGATGTCCTGGTAGCGCAACTCACAACGGCCGAGGCGAACCAAGGCCCGGTGAACACGGCTTCGATCCTGGCCGCCTTCAGCAAATTCACAGACTCGCTCAATACCCTCGAAGCAAACGGCGTTCTGCACCTGAAATCGACAACTGCTCAGGCTTCCTTCGAGACGATTATTACGGCCATCCGAGTCGAGACCACCATTCTCCAGGCGCAGATAGGGTCGAGTACGAGCCGAAACCAGAATCCGCCTCGAAGTCCGCTGAACGGCGGAATCTTGTCCTTCGCTGCCCTGGCTCTGACTCCCGAGGAAATTGCGGCGCTCATTACGCTGGCTACCGAGGCGTTCGGCGAGGGCGCCTCCCTGGTACAGAAATTGATAGGCATGAAAGGCAAAGCTGATACAGCGCTTCTGGCCGACGCCGCGACCGAAGATGCGGCTGCGCGGAAGGAAGCGCAGGCCGACGAAGCCGCGGAGTAACGAGATATACCCAAACAGAGAGCAAGACCTCAGATTGTGGCCAGCGGCTTTGTGAATGGTTTGGCGCGCTGGTTTCTTGGATGACTGACAGTGGTCAGCACGCGTACCTGGGGAACTCAACCAACCTTCCGCCGCCGGGATTAACCAGCCCCGGCGGCGGAAGCAAAAAGCAGAAAAATGCAAGATTTGTACAAATCTTGCATTTTGAGGCATACGGATGGCAGCGCGCCTCACGTTCAATTCGATCTCCCGGCTCAGGTATCACGCGGTCCGCGCGCGTATTCGGGCGCAGGCCGAGGAGATGAGCTGCACGGGAGATGCGGGAACGGCGACAGGCGACAATATCACCATCGCGTGGACCTACGACGAGGACACGCAAAGATTGGCGTTCACCTGCATGAAGCTGCCCTGGTACAAGACTGAGGGCTTTGTGTGCGGCAGGATTTTCAGCCTGATGGAGGCACTATGAGAAATCAAATTCGCAGTTGGGCTTTTCTGGCTGTGGGGTTCGCCCTGAGCGTGTGGATGGCAGGCTGCAACGATTACGCCTATGCGCAGCAGCTTCTACCCTCGGACACCTATTACTCGCCGGAGACGAATCTGGAAGCGCGGGATGTGGCCGTGCTCGGGTCGGCGCAGAAGACGATCAGCTTGGCGGCTTTCAGTTTGACCGACGACGCCATTGTGAAAGTGCTGGCGGATCGGGCGGCGCACGGCGTACTGGTGCTGATCTACCTGGACCGGGGCGAGCTGCAGGCCGAATGCCGTGGCGATGCAACCTGTGCGCGGATTCCATTGCACGCGCTGATTGGTCTGGCGAATGTTCAGATCCGCGTGAAGAATTCCAAAGTTCTGATGCACCTGAAAAGTTATTGCGTCGATTCGGGCATGGTACGCGGCGGCTCCGCCAATTTCAGTGAGCAGGGCGAACGGCGGCAGGACAATTCGGCCACCTTTTCGGTCGATCCTGAGAGCGCTAAGGCATTCGAGACCAAGTTCGCAGCGATGTGGGCGAGGCCGGACAACCTGACCGTCGCCCAGGCGGTCGCCGGCACCTGAGACCGGCAAAAGACAAAAACGCGCCAGAAGGCGCTAGGACGCGCCGGGCGGATTTTTGGCGGGGGTAGTACTAAAAAAATGAGTGAACGGGTACGACGCGGCCTTTGTGGCGCGGCACCGGGGCAAAAAATGGCCAGGTCTGACCAAAAAAGCGGTCTTCGGGTGTCAAGGGGGTTTTATGGGTAAGTTTTGGGCTGGGGTGGTGGTTTGGTGGCAGGGCAAGAAAACCATCGTCGGGGGCGGCCTGGTGATGGCGGCGGCGGTGGCCGGTGTTGCGTATGGAAAACTCGGCGTAGTCGATGGCCTGACGCTACTCGGCGTAGGGCTCTCGATCGCCGGATTCAGCGCCAAGGCGAACCGGCATCAGGCAGAGCTGCTGACGGCGGTGCAAGGCATAGCGCAGATCGGAGTCGATGTGCGCACCGGTAACTCGAACCAGACGGCGGCCGTGGTTGAGCAGGTGATGCAGCAGATTTACAGCGAGGCTCGCCAAGCGCCGCAGGTGCCTGCCAAATGACGACTCTGGGCCTGGCGGGAAACGGAACACCGAAGGCGGAACTGGGCATGGGCTTCAGAGCGGGCTGGCTCAAGCATGTGGGCCTGGCGATCAGCGGAGCAAGCGGCGCGGCCGTGGTGATGGGCGCTTACGAAGTTTTGCGCAGCCAGCCGGATAAAGCCTTCGCATTGCTTCAAGGCTGGGGGCCGGTGTTTCTCGTCGCGATTGTGGGACTGTTCGTCGTGGGGCGGCTCTTTGAAGGGCTGAATGCTACGGTGCGCGAGAGTTTCACCGTTGTGGCTGGCGGTCTGGAACACTCAGCCAGCTCCGCCGGGCGCACAGCGGATGCGCTGACCAGGCTGGCCGATCAGGGTAACCGCCAGTTCGAGCAGGTGGAACGCCTGGCGATTTATGCGGCCAGCGAGTTTCCGGGCGTTTATGAGCGGCTCGACCAGCAGGACAAGGTTTTGAAAGAAATTGCGCTGTCAGTGAACACACTGGTGGTTATGCGCAATCGAGGCGGAGGGCAAGGTGGCGGCGATGGAAGCGGATCGTAGAGAAATCCAGATGCGGCGCAGGCGGGGCATCATCCTCAAGATGGTGCGCGAGGGGCACGAAAACCAGCTCTCCCGGATGGACAACTTCGAGGTGTGGGCTGTTCTGCAAAAGATGGGCCAGACTATGGGCCAGGAGCAGGTGACCACCCTGCTTCAGGATCTCGCTGTGCTCGACTATCTCGATTTCAAGACTCAGGTCAATGACATCAGCGGCCGCGTGGAGTTGAGCCAGATTATGCTCACGGCCGCGGGCCTGCGCTTTGTGACCGCCGGGCGCAGCAACGACGACGTGCTCTTCAACTAACTGGCGAGGAAGCTATGAGCGTTGGGTGTATGCACAATCCTGGAATCGCTTGCTCTCAATGCCAGGCGGCCTTCAACAGGCAAAATCCCGATGGTCGCGAGATGCAGAGGCGTCGGGAGTTCGAAGAGCTTCTTGATGAGGTCTGCCCCTCAAGAAAGAAAGCATGACGAAGCCCAAGCCAAAAACCGGAGAGCCGCGCTCGACCAGACAGCCGCTCAAGATCGATCGCCTGCCGCAGAGCGTGCGGGATGCGATCCAGCATCTTTATGACACCGGCCACACCTGGGTGGAGATCGCCGAGCAGTCGGCGAAGCCCTACAGCGCCGAATGGCAGAAGGACGGCGGCGGCTTCATCGACTGGGAACAGGTAGACACTGACGCACTGGATCTTTTTCCGGGCTTGCGGCTGCCCAAGTCGTCGTTGCAGCGCTGGTTTGATTTGCGCGTATCCCAGGTCAGGAAACAAGTCCTAGCCGAGAGCGCCAAGGCTCGCGAGTGGGCGGCGGCATTCGCCGGCAACGATCTGCCGGGCACGAACGCGGCGGTAATGAACGCCATGCGTGACCAGGTCTTCACGCTGATGCAGCAGGTCGGCTCCGGCGACCAGGCCAAGTTCCTCGACGGTTTGAATGTTTTATCGCTCACCCTCAGCCGCCTCCAGCGTGTGGATCTGCAAGCGAAGCGGGTCGAGGTGGACGCACGTAAGATGAAACTGCTCGAAGACCGGGAAAAAGCTGCGCGGGAGCGGGTTGATGAAGCTACCCAGTCCGCCGCGAAGAAAGGCACGGGGCAGTTCTCCATTGCGGACATTAACCTCCTCCGCGAGCGCACCTTTGGTTTGCCGCCACTGCCCCACCCCGGCGACAAGGACCCGTCGCCGGGGACCCCGGTGGTGATCGCTCATGATTGAGGTTCTCGACCACGAAATCAAGCTGCCGGCCGTGCTGCAGATGCGGCCGTATCAGCAACGCTGGATTGACGACAATACCCGCTTCAAATGCGCGGTGAAGGCCGCACGCATCGGTTACTCCTTTGCCACGGCCTATCGCCGCGACGAAATTTCGATGCGCGTTCCCGGCCGCACCACAACCGTTCTGTCAGCCTCAAAAGCCCAATCCATCGAATTCGTCGAGACCTGCGCGAAGCTCTGCCAGCTCATGGGTGGCACCGCGCAAATGATCGCCAACGAAGATTTTGTCGATGCGCTGGGACGCATCGAAGCCATCCAAAGCAAGATCACTTTTCCCAACGGTAGCCGCATCATCGCTCTGCCGGCCAATCCGCGCACAGCGCGCGGCTATCCCGGCGACGCTGTGCTCGACGAGTACGCGCATCACGAAGACAGCTACGCGATCTTTGCGGCCGTTTTCCGCCAGGTCGCCCTGGGCAACTCGCTCGAAGTGCTTTCCACGCCCAACGGCGAGCAGGGCAAGTTCTACGACATTGCCCGCAACCTGGGCCTGGAGATGGGCGTTGCGCCCGAGCAGCCCACGGTAAGGAAAGACGGATGGTCCGGTCACTGGGTGGATGTCTACCGCGCCGTGGCCGAAGGCTGCCCGATCGACATCGAGGGAATGCGCCGCGGCCTCAACGATGACGACACCTGGAATCAGGAGTTCTGCTGCGTCTTCCTCAAGAGCACCGGGGCCTGGCTGACTCTCGACCTGATCGCCGCCTGCGAAGACGCCGAGACGCGAGCGAAGCTGCTGCACCTTGATCCAAATGGTGGCTTAAAGATCGATCTCGATCCGAACTTCAATCCGCGCGGGCCGCTGTTCCTCGGCATGGATGTGGGCCGCGATCACGACGCAACCTGCGCGTGGCTGGATGAGAAGGTCGGCGACGTGGCCTGGACACGCGGCATCTTCTGGCTGCATGAGATTACCTTTCCGAATCAGTCCCGGATTCTCAACCCGATCGTGAAAATGTGCGCGCGGGCAGCTATCGACAAAACCGGCATGGGCTCGGGGCTTTTCGACTTGCTGAATGAAACCAACGCCGGCCGCCTGCTGGGGGTCAGCTTCGGCGGAACCAACGATAACGGCGTGCGGATGAAGACGGACCTAGCTATCCGCACCAAGAAGCGCTTTGAGCAGGCGCGCGTGCGCATTCCCTACGACCCGCAGATCCGCACCGAGCTGCAGGCGATCAAACGCCAGGCCACGCCAACCGGCGTCACCTTCGATGCGCCGCGCATCGAGGTGGACACGGCCGTCGCCGGCGGCGTCAAGAAAAAGCTCTTTGCCCACGCCGACGCCTTCTGGGCTAAAGCTCTGGCGGATCTGGCGGCCGACGACGGCATCTGCCGGCTCGCCGGCGTCCAGGCGTCGGAAAAGCCCACCTCCTATTCACAAATCAAGGGGTTCCTGTGATGGCCAACAAAAAGACTTCCGCCGTTCCGCCGCTGCCGCCCAAGGGCGAGATGATCTCGTCGAACAGCCTCTACATGCAGCAGATCTCGCTCTATCGCAATACGCTAGCCTTCGGCGGATCGCGCAACCCCTCCGACATTTACGCGAGCATGACTTACAACCTGCCGCAGACCATGGCTTACTATCGCGAACTGGAGGACAAGGACGAGGACGTAGGCAACGCCCTGGACGGCCTGAAGCTGAGCGTGATGGAGCGCGCCACCTCTGTGCTGCCGGCCAATGACAAGGATTCGCTCGCCGTAGACGTGAAAGAATTCATCGAAACACAACTGCAGTGCGTGAATTTTGACGAGGTGCTGGATTGCGTGCTCGATGCGCCCGGCTACGGCTTCTCTGTTCAGGAGATGGTCTTCGACACTTCCATGGGCCAGGCGGAGTTGGTGGACATCAGCGATTGCCCGCAGGAGCTTTTTCTTTTTGGCAACCGCTCCTATCCGCAGGTGAATAATCTGCAACTGCTCGATAATCCCTGGGCCTCGGAAGGCAAGGAAGTCCCCGAGCAGAAGTTCCTCATCTTCAGCTACCGCAAGCGCAGCCGCAACCGCATGGGCCGGCCGCTGCTCAAGAACGTCTTCTGGCCGAGTTGGTTCAAGCGCAACATTCAGCGCCTGTGGATGCAATTCGCCGAGAAGGGGCCCGGCACGGCCGTGGTCCACTACAACGACGCTGACAGTGATTCGGAGCGCAAACAGGCCGTAGATATTGCGCAGGCTCTGATCGACAATGTCGCGGTTGCTGTGCCGAAGGGCTTCGAGTTCGAGCCGGAGATGCTGAAAATCGCCCGCGCGCAAGACCCCAAGGTTTACCAGGCGTTCTTCAACACCATGCAGCTCTCCATCGTGCGCCGGATACAGGGCGAAACGCTGACCAGCTTCGGCAGCGAGGATGGCAAAGGATCGCAGGCCCAGGGCAAAACTCATGCCGACACCTTTGATACGCGCTCTGTCTCGCTATGCAAAGCCGTCATGTCCGTGGTCAACGATCAGCTCGTCCGTCCCCTCGTTCTGTGGAACTACGGTCCCAGCGCGCCCATGCCCAAGTGGCAGATCGAAATCAAGGCGGGCGAGGATCTCGACGAACGGCTCGGCGTTGACATGGGACTGCAAAGCATGGGCAAGAAGTTCACCGTGGGCTATGTCTCCGACCGCTACGATGTGCCACTGGCCGCCGGCGAGAATGGCGAAAACCCGGATGACATTCTGGTGCCAAAGGCCGGAGCGGCTCCCCAGGTGAAGATCGCCGATCGCTCGACCGCGACATTCGCCGAGCGGCAGGACGAGGCGCGGACGCTCGCGCAGATGGCGCAGTACGACAAGCTCTTCGAACAGTTGCAGGGCGAAGCCAAGGGCATCTTCGCGCGGCGCGTGCACGAGATCGCCTCCACGGTAGTGCCTCCGAGAGCTGAGGTATGACGCTGCTCTCCCAACACGCAGAGCAGGTGAAGCTCGGCGATCTGCTGGCTCGGCACCTGGCCGCGGCGAACCTGCTGGGCAGACTGCACGTCACCAAGGTTGGCCTGGTCAAGCTGCATCGGCCCGTGCGCCTGGCCACCAGCTCGCGTCTGAGGAACTTTGCGGACGACGACGCCCAGGCCGACACCTTCAATGTCGGCTTCAGCTTCGAGATACCGCCGACGGGCGCGGTGAACTATCTGCGCAACCTGACGCCAGTCACGAAGGATCTCTTCGACGGACTGACAAGCCAATACCGAAAGGACGCTTTCACGGTTGCCGGTGTGAGCGATCAGCGGCTGATAGAGAAGATCCGCGATGCGCTCTCAGAGACGTTGGCCAAAGGTGGAACACACGAAGACTTCCACCGTGCCGTCGATAAGTTGACATCCGACGCTGGTGTCGAGCAGCTCGCGGCCTTCGAGTTAGACACTGTCTTCCAAACCAACGCGGGCAAAGCCTACGGCGCCGGTCGCCTCGAACAGATGCAGGAGCCGGGGTTGATGGAGGCGTTGCCTTATTGGCAATACTGGACAGCCGGAGATCTGCGCGTGCGGCCGTCGCACGCCGCGCTGGATGGTTTCTGCGCGCGGGCCATCGATCCGGTCTGGAGACAAATTTACGCGCCATGGGATTACAACTGCAGATGCTCTGTGATTCCCGTTCTTCCCGAAGATGCGCCAGAGGGCAGCGATGAAGGCGGCTTGGAGCGGCTCCCGCTCCTCACGCGCCTGCGGCTTGCCGATCCGAAATTCGACTTCAACCCTCTATCTGGAGCGTAAGCATTCCATGTTACGCAACCGTCTCAGCTATCTACCGGACAGGCGTCGCGGCCCGGTAGGTTGGTTGCATGGCAGACGCTCTCACCAAAACAGTGGATGGCAAACCGCTCCCAGCGGAAAAGTTTGCCTACGTCGGCGATGCAAAGGATATTTCCACCTGGCATCTGCCCATTGATGACGATCACATCGAATCCGCTCTGAAGATGTTCGGCCACGAAAAGAATGTGCCTGAAGCTAAAAAGGCCGCTGTGGCGCGCAAGATCGAGGCGGAAGCCAAAAAGCACAATCTCGATACGGAAAACTTCCACAAGACTTATCTCTCCAGCGTCGAGCACGGCGAAGCCCCGCGCCCCTGGATGGAGATCTTTCGCGCCGGCGATTATTCCAAGGCTGGCAAGGGCGTCATCACCGCCGCTGACCTGAGCCGCGTGGTGCGCAACTACGATCCCACTTACCACGAAGCCCCGGAGACACTCGGACACCGCGCCGACGATCAGCCCGCTTACGGCTGGATCGACGCCCTGGCTGTTGACGGCGACAAGCTGCTAGCCAGAGAGCGGCAGGTCGATCCGAAGTTCGAGGAAGCGCGCAGAGCGGGGAAATTCAAAAAGCGTTCGGCCGCTTTCTATTGCGACGAAAACGGCCAGGTTACAGGCTTGCGGCATCTTGCGTGGCTGGGCGCCGGCATTCCCGAGGTGAAGGGCTTGCAGGATGTCGCATTCAACGATCACGCCCAGAAGTTCATTGAGGTGGACTTCGGCGAGGAGGAAGCAGTGGCAGAGAAATCCGTTCCCGATCAGATCAAGGAAGGTATCAAAACCTTCTTCGCGGAGATGTTCAGCTCCTCCGCGCAACCCAAAACTTTCAGCGAGGACGACGCCAAACGCATCGCCACGGAAGCAGCCACCGCAGCAGCCGCGCCTCTCCAGGAGAAGATTACCTCTCTAGAAGGCGAGCTAAAGGCGCAAACCACCAAGTTTGCCGAGCGCGAAACGGCCATCGCCGGCGGGGAAGTGAAGCAGCGCGCCGTGGATGCCGTCAATCGCCTGAAGGGCGCGGGCAAGTGGATTCCGGCCTTCGAGAAGATGGGCCTCGGCCCGCTCTTCGAAGAACTGGCCAAGTCTACCGCAACCGTCGAATTCGGCGAGGGCGACGCGAAGAAGAAGCTCACCACGCTGGAAACCCTGGTGCTCTTCCTCGAAGGGCTGCCGAAGATTGTGCCCGGCGGCCGCGTTGTGGAAGGCGCAGCTCACACAGGCAAAGGGAAGGCATCCAGCGGCGATCCTCTCACCGACGCGGCCAGGGCGCGCCAGAAGGATAAGAACATCTCTTTTGGCGAGGCGCTGGCGCAAATCGCCGAAGAGCAGCCCGAGCTGACAGTGGCAGGTAACGCTACTGGCGGCGCAGTCTAGGAAATCAAAAGGTCCGGTCCTGGTGGGCACATCGACGCAGTAACGCCCATGGACAATGCGGCACCTCGGGAATAGTGCCAGGCGGAAGCCCGAGGGCAACACCAAGTTTCATAGCCCCAAGGAGGGCACATGGCAAACATCAATGTCGAAAACAAATATCCGAAGGGGCCGCAGGAAAAAGAGAGCCTGCTCGCGCTCGCGGTAATCGGCTACACGCGCGGGCTGTTCGTGATTCCCGGCAATCTGAACGGCTCGGACGCGAATCACTGCTCACTGCCGACAGCGGCTGGACAGCGCTGCATCGGCGTGATCGAGGAAGATCAAACGGTTGGTCAGGGCGCCACCGCGCCCACCGTGCCGCTTTCGATCATCGAGCGCGGTGAGACCGTGGTGCAGATCGGCGCCGCTGTGACTCCTGGCCAGGCGCTTACCAACAATGCCGCCGGGCAGGCGATTCCCGCTGGACCGGGGCAACCGGTGCTGGCGATCGCGCTCGATGGCAATCCGAACGTGGGCGATTTCATCACCGCCACCGTCACTCCTCCTGCCTCTTATAACCAGGGAGATGCTGTTACGCATTACATCGTGGCCGGCGCGATTCCCGTGCAAACGGGTTGCTATGGCCTCGGAAGCGCGGCCGCGCTGGCAATGACCCTGCCTGCGCCAACGGCGCTGCAGGACGGCGCGAACCTCTTCATCACGGCGGAGACGGCGCACGCTCACACCATCACCACTCCCGCGAACGGGATCAACGGGAACAAGCATATCTGCACCTTTGCCGCCCAGGGCGATGCCTTGGAGGTCGAGGCGGTTGGTGGCGTATGGAACGTTCGCGGCCTGATCGGCGGGGCGGCGCTCACTTAAGGCAGATCTGATTGCCTGGCGCGCGGCTGGACGGCCCGCGCCAGGCGTAACGGTTTAGAGATTTCAGGCAGGGCCGTTCAAGCAACGGCAGGAGGCAGTTTTATGGGCGGTTTCGCAGGACTGATGCCGGTGGGCGCATTGAATGTTGCCCTTTCGAACTTCGCCAAGGAGTTCACCAACAACGCTCTGGTGGGAGATTATTTCGCGCCCAAGGTTCCTGTGGCGCGCCAGAGCTTTCAGTACGTGGTGTGGAACCGCGACGACTGGCGCGTGCCTGGCTCAACGCTCCGCGCTCCGGGCGACCGGCCCACCAGCACGCGGCGCGGCTACTCGGTTGCGCCGTACATGGCGCAGTCTCATGCGCTGGAGAGCTTCGTGCCTTTCGAGTCGGAGAGCTACGGTCTCGGCCTGGGATTCAGCACCAGGCAGGCTCTCACCAAGCAGCTCATCGCGCAGATCCATCTTGACCGCGAGGTCCGGATCGCCAGCCTGCTCACGAGCACGGCCAACTACCCCAACGGCGTGAGCCTGGTGGCGGCAAACCAGTTTGACAACTACCCAGCGGTGGCGGAAACGGGCAGCGGTTCGCATCCGGTGGTCCTCATCGAGCAATACAAGTCCGTATTGCGCCAGGCTGGCATCCAGGACGCGGATATGGTGCTCCTGATCTCTGATCCGGTCGCCCTGGTGCTGCGCAATCACCCCGACACCATCGACCGCTTCAAGTTCACCAACGCCGGCGGCATCATCACCAACGAGATGCTCAGCCAGCTTTTCGGTGTCAAGGTGATCGTGGGCAGCGCCATCAGCCTCAATCAGCAGAATGTGCCGTCGTGGGTTTGGGGTAACAACTGCTTCCTCGGCTATGCGCAGCAGGCTCCGACGCAAGAGGATATTTCCTGCGCCAAGACCTTCACCTGGACGGGCGGCAACGATGGCAACGGCGGCACGATTTCCGGGCCTCCCTCCACAGTGGACGGCTATGGCGTTCTCGAATGGCTTGAGCCGCATCTGAGCGAGAAGAAGTACTGGCAGTCGGTTGACTGGTACTACGACTTGCGCGCCACGGCTCCCGAGGCGGGCATTCCGATTCTCAATTGCCTCGGCACCTATCCGCCGGTGAGCATGGGCGCCATCGCAGGCGACATCGAAGGCTAAACCAGACGGCGAAGGGCCGTATACCGCACGAGGCGCGCATCCAGGTGATGCGCGCCTCATGCAAAACGCAACGGGTCAAAAGAGAGGAACAAATGACTGACCAGAAGAATCCACAGAAGCCTGCGGCTCCGCGCGCGAAGAAGAGTTACCGCGTACTCAGTAACGTGCTTGGCGAGCCAGAAGACGGCACAGCGACACGCCTGAATCCCTTCAAGCTCTTCCGCAAAGGCTCCGCTATCGAACTGAGCGATAAGGATGCCAAGGCGCTCCTCGCATCCAAGGCAATCGAAGCGATCGAAACCGTCGAGCCTGTCAAGGTAGCCAAGTAGCTTCGGAGAACAATGGCCTACGCAGCCCAATCCGACCTGGTCCCCCTTCGCATGACAACGAAGGATCTGACCGAACTGACCGACGACGACAATACCGGGCAGATCAACACCGCTATTGTCACGGCGGCGCTCGAAGAGGCGTCGGGCCGCGTAGAGAGCTATTGCCGGATGCGCTATATCACGCCGCTACAGCAGTCGGACGACGTGAAAGCGCTCACGCTGGACATCGCGGTTTATCTGCTCTTCAGCCGGCGGCGCGAAACCACCATCGGCGAAACGGTGCAGCAGCGCTTCGACCAGGCGATTGCTTTTCTGAAGGACATCGCGGCAGCCAAGGCGTCGCTCGATCAACCCTCCACGGCTCTCCAGCCGCAGGTTTCGCTGGGCGGCCCGGAGATCTCCCGCAAGGACCGCCATCTGCAATTCAGCGATCACCATTTGGAAGGATTCGTATGAGCGCGGAAGTCATCCAGGTCGATGATGCCAACGTGAAAGTCGCGTTGGGAAAGTTCCGCCTCTCGCTGGCGCAGAAGGACGATCTGATGTTCCAGATCGGCGCGGCCATGCTGGTTTCGGTCCGGCGCACCTTCCGCGAACAGGGATCTCCGGCCAGATCCTGGATGCCGCTCGCGCCTTCGACCATCAAAAGTGACCCCAAGAAGTACGGCACTGGTCACCAGCTCCTCATCGACTCGGGGCATCTGCTCGCCTCGATCGGCTTCAAGCCCGGCCCGAACAGCGTAACCATCGGCACCAACCTGGTCTATGCAGCCGTGCATCAGTTCGGCTCGCGTGATCGCGCAGGCATAGGAGCCGGCCCGCGCACCAAGGCTATGCAGGACGCCACGGTCAAGGTGAAAGAGCACAGCTACGCGCGGCTCTCAGCGGCGCTCGGCAAAGGCAAACTCGGCAATCGCTCGCTGAATATCCGTGGCCCGCGCAACCAGGTGAAGATCAACGTCGCCGGCCACACGCGCCACCAGAACATTCCGGCGCGGCCTTACCTGGTCTTCAGGCCCGAAGATCCTCAGCGCATCCAGGGCCTGGTCAATGGCTACATCCGCCGCGCGCGGTCCGCGGCCGGACTGGGAGGCGAGTGATGGGCGCTCCCTCGCAATTTCGCATTGATTTCGTCGAGGCAGCGCTGATCGCGCTGCTCAACAGCACCATGCCTGCGGCCTACGGCTTGGCTCTTAATCCAAACGGCGTTACCGATGGCCAAGGCAATGTCACCTATCCGCCCGCGTCGGTTGATGTGAATTCGGTCAACAGCAAAGACTTCAACGCTCAGGGTCAGCTCGCGCTCAAACCGCCGTCGTTGCGCGTCCAGTTCAGCGACGCCGATTTCAGCAACCTGCGCGATAACCAGCGGCTCACATATCAATCCGGGCTGCTCTTCGACGTGCTCTGCTTTGAATCCAACCTGCGCTCCAAGGCCGATGAACGGCTGCAAATTCTCGGCCTGGTCGCCGTTACGCTGAATCAACTTGCGGGCGCGCGGTTGGCGCTGGCCGATGGCACTTTCTCGATGCCGGTGGAGATCAAGCGCGTTTCTCTTGTGCTTCCCAACGATGGAGGTCCGGTCGATCAGCTCTTCGCCATCACCGTGCTGATCGGCGGCATTGCGCAATTCGATGGTCCTAATGGAGGTTCACTCTGATGGCAACAGAAACTCCCGATTTTGTTCAGGTGCAATTGTCCGCCACAGGCGTCGCCTACGCCGGCGCGGGTGCAAAAGTGGTTGTCGCCAACGGGCATTACGCCTATGCGTTCACGCCCGGTCAATCGGTGAAGGTGCTCACCAGCGAGTGGCGGAGTTCTCTCTCGCTCAAGATGAGCGACGGGCAGCCTATTTTTGAAGTCGCATCCGGCGCTGCGAAGACATCTTCTGGGCGCACCATTTCTCCGGACGCAAGCCACACGGATGCACCCGAGCAGTCAACCAAAGCAACGCAAACTGCGGCCGCTGCAAGTGCCGCTGATCCCGAGGTGAAGTGATGGCAGGTCCCTACAATTTCCTCACGCAGTGGAAAGAAGCTCGAAACCTTGTGCTCAGCGCGGCTTCCCAATCCGCATGGCAGGGCGCGTTGCTGCAGGCGTCCATGACTCAACGCCAACGCTTTGACGGTGGCGCGGTCCTCGAATTGACCCACACGCGGCGCAGCGACCTGGCTTCCGCCGGCAAGGGCACGGCCTTCGCCACCAACGGCCAGGTCACGAGCATAGACGCCAAGTTCACCGGTTTTAAGGCGGAACTCTCGCCCTGGCTCGCTGGCTGGCTTTTCGCCTTCCTGATGGGCACTGACACGGTGACCGGCAGCGCGTCGCCGTACACGCACGCTTTTACTTTCGACGAGACCACGCGCACCGCGGTGCCCACGACGATCTACCTCGAAGATACTGCGGCCGTTAAGTACCTCTGCCCGGACATGTGCATCGACGATGTCACAATCACCATCAGCGAAATCGGCGCCATCATGGCGGAGATGACAATGCAGGGTACGGGCTACCAGACCATGGGCGCTTTGGGTGCGGTACCCGCGCTGGCTGCGGAGAGCTATATCCTGGGCTCCGACGCGGCGCTTACTCTTGGCCCTGTTGGCTCGCCGGCCTCGATGATCGGCCGTCACATGAGCACTACGCTCAAACTCGAAAACCAGCTCCAGGTGCATCGCGCGCCAGGCGGCGGCCTCTACGGCCTCTTCGTCAAGAAACAGAATCCCAAGTTCTCGATCGCGACAACCATCGCGGCCAAGGACACGGACGACATCTACACGCTCTTCACCAACGACACGGCCTGCGCTTACTCTCTCGCGGTCAATTCCGGCGCGACAGCTCAGCTCACAGTCTCCCTCCCCCAGGTCCACCTGAAAACCACCAAGCTCGGCTTCGACGGCGAAATGACGGTCTGGCAGCTCGAAGGCGACGAATCTAGTTGCTACCAAGTGGCCGGCGCTCCTCCGATCTCTGTTGGCGTTGTCAACGCGGTTCCGGCATATCTGATCGGCGCTGCTTAACTTTTCCTCCGGGGCGCGCTCCAAGGCAGCGCGCCCTGCTTTTTCCGCACTACCCGCGCCACCCCTTCGGCGCGGCTGGAAGCTCCGCATGACCTGCGCGGGACTTCGGCTTCAAGGGTTCCTTCAACCCTCTGGCATTACAAAATCCCACACGAAAGAAGGAACCTATGTCAGCTATTGAACTCAAACAGTCCCGCGTCATTGTCATCGAAGATCGCGGCAAGCAGTACTCGTTCACTCTCGCGCGCATCGCGAAAAAGCTGTGGTTGCGCTACTTCGAGGGGATTCTCTCGACCAGCGAAAATCAGGGCGGCAAGCGCGTGGACAGCTTCGATTCGAGCGCCGCGCGGCTTGACCTGGTGGAACAAAGCCTCGTCACCGCCAGCGGCTATCCGCTGCCAGACGGCAAAACCAGCATCGAGCAGCTCGATGGCTGGAAGGGAATGCTGCCTCTCTCGCATCGTCTGGGCGTGGCTAACGCCATCATCTCCGTTTCGGCCAGCGAGCCATCCGACGACGATCCGATCTCGCTCGGTACTGAATCGGTGTACCTGGACGCGGTATGGAGCGCCGACGAAAAAGGGGTGATGCGCAAGTTCAAGGGACTGCGCCACAACTTCAAATCGCCCACCTCCGAGCAGCAGCGCCGCGTCTCGCGCGACGGCAGCCGCTCGCGCGTGGTGGGCGGCAGCCGCAACGGCAAGACACAATGGCTGGGCGCGCAGGCGACTCTCGCCGAAATCTACGATGAGCTGATCGTGAGCGTCGAGGGCTACACGGTGGATGGCGTTGAGCCGGACCGCGATGCCATCGTCGAGTTCATGGACACCTACCACAAGGTTGCGGCCGTTGACGTGCTCTTCGCGCCCGCTGCGCCCAAAGTCGAAGAGGAACAGTGACCACCCCAGCGAGCAAAGACCGCTCGCCGAGGACCCGGGAGATGATCGATGTCTGGAAAGATGCGGAAGGCGTGCGGATGGCTCTCGAAGAGATCTTCGAGAGCGACTTCGTGCGCAGCCGCATCCGCGAAGAAGGCGCCAGCCCCGATACGGTCGAGCGCATGGAGCGCCAGGTTCCACCGCGCACTCTGGCGTGGGGCTACTACAGCTTTGGCGAACATCTGCTGCACCTCGACGCTCTCCAGCAAGCCGGGATTGGAGTTGCATCGGCGGATCTTGCAGCCTGTGAGGCGGAGGGCTTGCTCGCTCTTCGCCGCGCCCGCTCAGCATTTGAATCGCGGCATCCGGCGTGCAGCGCCTGCGGAATGCGCCAGCAGAATCGCTTCTCGCCCGCATGTCCCGGCTGCGGAAGCAAGTCTCTGCGCAAGAAGGAATAGCTCATGGCGGTAGAGACCAGCGCGGTTCAAATCTCGGTGAACGTCACTGACAACACCTCCAGCCAGGTGCTCGCGGGCGTTGAGCAAAATCTGACCAAGCTGGGGGCGGCCGGGACTCGCTCTGGCAAACAAGTCGAAGAAGGCATGAAGGGCGCGGGCAAGGAGATACTCTCCGCGACGGAAAGGACGCGGCTGGCTTCTGAAGAGATGGGCGTGCGCCTCCCGCGCGCCATGGTCTCGCTGATCTCACAGTGCAAAGGCGCGCAGGCCGCGCTTAGCGCGGTCAGCGGCGCGATGATAGGCTTCGCCACTATCCAGATCGGCGCGATGGTCTTCGAGGCCGCAATTCGAGGCGCTGAGAAACTTTGGGATGCTCTCACCTCTCTGCCAAAGTCGGTCCAGGACTATCAGGCCCAGGTCGCAAAGACCAAAGAAGACGATTTCGGCAATACCCATTCGATTGAGACCACCAGACAGCGCATCGACGAGGCTACAGAGGCGGTGAAAAGGTACCGCGATGAGGCGAACGGTCCGCAGACCGGCATGGGCTGGCGCACATCATTGGATTTGCTTTTGCCGGGAGTGGGTGATGCTTGGCAACATTCGCACGATAGAGGAGAGCAGAACGATCAAGCTATTGAAGGGCAAAAGAAACTCGACAAGCTCAACCATGTCAACGAAGGGCAACAGTACCACGAGCAGAGGTTGGGCAATATCGCCCTGGATCACGCTGGGGACGCCGCATTAAAAGATCCGCAGGCAAAGCATGACGCGCAAATCAAAGAGGCTAGAGATCGTGCAGCGGAAGAGCGCCGATACGACAAAGAGCAGGAAGGGATGCTGGGCAACTCCGTTCCGCGCGACGCGGGCGCGGGGAAAGAGGCCCAAACCATCGCGGCCGCGAAAATCAAGGCCGATGCCGAGCTTGCCGATGCGCAAAAGCATCACAGTGACGAGGCGAAGGCGCAGGCCCAGGAGCTGGCCCACATCCACGAGCAGGCCCTGCAATCCGGTCTGCGCGGCTCCGCCCTCTATCACGAACAGGAATCAGCGGCAGTCGAGGATCTGAAGAGCAAGCACATCGCCACAGCCCAGGCCGTCGAAGATGTTCACGCGACGTTCCATAACAAGGAGATGGACCGGCTGCGCGAGCAGGAACGTGAAGTGGCTAAGATGCACGAGCAAACCCAGCTCGCGGGACTCACCGGCACGGCGCGCATCAAGCAGGAAGGCCAGAACCGCATCAACGATGTCTATGCCAGCACAAACCTCAATCCAGGCCAGCGCCTGGCCGAGATCAACGAGATCAACAAACAGACTGCGCAGCAGATTGGAGAGCTGAACAAGAACTTCACCGACCGCGTGAACGACATCGTGGGCCGGAGCGCGTCGCGAGAGTTGCAGGGCTTTGCGCGGATTCGCGCCGACGCGGAAAACCAGATCCGCGACCTCCAAAAGGATGCCAGCAAAAACGGTGGGACCGCCGCAGATCTGGCTCGCGGCGAAGCCGGAATCAACGCCGGCGCGGCTGGTCAGGCCGCCGATCTGACGCGGAAAAATGCCGACGAAACGGCCAAGATCGAAGAGGAGGCGCGTGTCAAGTTCCTCTCGGCCGAGAAACAGAAGACGGCAGCGATCAGCGCTGAGTTGGAGGAGCGCCAGCAAAAGTACCTTGATGAGCTGAACTCCCAGGAGATCTCGCAGGACGATTACAACCGGCGTGTGGCCGCTGCGCAGCAAAATGCCAATGCGGAGATGATCGAGGCTTCAACCGAAGCGCGCAAAAAGATGGCCGGCGAATTCACGTCCTTCTTCGAAGGCATGGATCATCCGGGCAAATACTTCGCAAAGCTGGGCGACAAGGCGGCGGGCGAAGCTGCGGCCTCGCTGTTTCAACGCTTCCAGGGTGACAAGGGTGCGGATGGAGCGCAGCGCGGCTCGTTCGGCGATATGTTCAAAGGCTTCGGCTTTGGCCATAGCGCGAAGAAAACGCCTGGCGCTGGCGGCGCAAGCATATATGCCGAGGCCGGCAAGATGTTCTCTATCAACTCGGCCACCATCCAGATCGGCAACGCCACTATCGGGAGCGGAAACGCGGGCGTCGGGACTGGCGGCGGCGCAAACGCCATCGGACCGGCCGGCAGCACGACACTGCTCGCACCTGGCATGACCGGCGCAACCGGCGGCATTGGCGCGGGCGGTCCTTCCACATCTGCCGGAGCCGCGGCATTCAGCAGCAGTGGTTCGACCGTTGGGGGCGCGGTTGCTTCAGGCCTCTCCGCGCCTGGCGGAGGCGTTGGGCCATCGAGGACCTCGCAAGTGGGCGGCGCGCTCGGCAATGCTGCGCAGGATTATGGCGTCTTTAAGCAGCTTCAGAAGGATTTCAGTGGCGGCAAGAAAAAAGGCTCCGGATCGGGTGATTTAGCAGAAACCTCCAACTACCAGATTGACGGCCAGTTCGATAAGGACGGGAATTTCGTCCAGGGCAAGAAGCCTGGGAACGGCTCGATGACGAGCAGCGGTATCAGCCAGGCGAACGCAGAAGGCGCAGTGCAAGGCGGCATGGGCGTCTGGGCGGCGCACGAAGGCGGCGGAGGGTGGGGCGGCGCGGGCAAAGGCGCGGCCAGCGGAGCGGAGATGGGCATGATGATCGGCGGCCCGCTGGGCGCAGCGATCGGCGCGGTCGCCGGCGCGGTCATTGGCGCCATCGGCAGCAGCCACGCTGCCCGCGATTACGATCTCAAGACCGTGCGCCCGCGCATTGCCAACGATCTCCAGGCGTACCACTCCGGCGGCATGAACTATATGGACGCCTATTCGGACGGCCAGAGCCTGGAGATGGAAGCGCAGACGACTACGAAGAAGATGGGCTCGGCCGACAGCCGCTATTACAACAACACGATTCTGCCCGAGATCAAAGAGTTCATGGGCAAGCTCACCAGCGAGCAAAAGGCCGGGCGCAGCCAATACACAGCCTCGGGCGCTTCCTACGCGACAGGTACACCCTACGTTCCCCAGACCGGCTTGAATATGAATCACGCTGGCGAACGCATTTTTTCGAGCGTTGACAATAGCCAGATCACCAAGGCCATTACCGAAGGGAATCGCGGCACAATGCCGGTGCAGCCCGCTTCGATGGGCGATGTGCATCTACACGTTCACGCTATCGACGCGAAGGGCGTCTCGCAGTTCCTCGACAAGTACAAGCACAATATCCGCTCGGCAGTAAATGACAGCTACGCGGAGAACTCGGGCGGAGGGATGAACTGATGCCGGCTAGCGACATTCTGAACCCGACGACGGTGTGGGAAGAATCGATCCAGGATTCAATGACGCCCAACTATGGCTTCCCGCGCAAGCGCACTAACACGAAGCTCAACAAGAAGGCAGTGGGCGGTACGCCTTGGACGCGGGAGACGCAAAACACCGGGCACGCATTTACCCTCAGTTGGATCGGCCGCTCCTGGGCCTGCGTGCAAAAGCTCAAGTGGTACTACGAGCAATACGAAGACGGCTTCTTCACCATCATCGACTGGGACGGCGGAGGCCGTCAGTACGTGGGGCGCTTCACCTCTGAGGTTATTCCCGTCGAGACGGGCAACGGCATGTGGGACGTGCAGAATGTGACCTTCGAGGAGATCCCGCAGCAGCAAATGGTTGCGTTCCCCAGTGACTGGGCCAACGATGCGATCGCGTTCTTCATCACCAACGATTTCGGCGACCAAAAACTTGCCACCAGCGGCGCGTGGCAGCAGACGGCGCGCGCGGCCGTTGTCGGCGCGCAGGGTACTGAGCATGTGAGCCTGGCCACGGTGGGCACGGCTTACGTCACCATGGATGATCCGGGCACCGCCGGCGACTGGGCCTGCTACGAATACCGCGGCTACGGCTTCCGGCTCTATATGCTGAAAGGCCCGGAGTTCGGCAAAGTGGATGTGTATGTTGACGGCGTGTTGCTGGAGACGGTCGATCTCTACAATGCCGCCGACATTGGGCCGCAGATCGTAGTCACACGGCAGAACATGCCGCTGGATATTCATCGCGTCCAGGTAAACTGCAACGGCACAACGAACGTAGCGGCCACCGGCACCGCAGTGAGCTGGTATGCGCTGGAGGTGATGAGGTGATTGACCTCGCTCCTCCTTTACTCGCCACTGGCGGCGCCCGCACAGGCATAGCGCCCGTCAACCTGCTCGACGTGTGCGACATCAACGGGAATCTCTACTACTGGGCTGATCGGAAGATCCTCGCGCCGAATGCGATCACCGCAGCTCCACCGCTGCCCGATTATGGTGGAACGCTTTCAACCTGGACGCCGCCGGCGTCAGTGCTCACTCAATATCAGCCTTGGCTGCTGGGTGTTCCGCAGATCAGCTTCCATCGTTCGCTGGTGACAGACACCGGCGCTTTCGTGCTGCAGAATCTCAGCGGCGACACACTCAGCCGCGACTTCGAGCGCATCGCCCGCAGCAGCGCATTGGAGGGCGCGTTTTTCATTTATCGCTGCTGGCAGCCCGACGCGGCTGCCGCGTGGATCGAGGTGCATGGCACGCTCAGCATCGATGGCGCGGATACAGAGACGGGAAAGCTGAAAGGCAGCCAACTGCTGAATCCATCGCAGGACGACACGCCACTTGAAATCTATTCGGAGACCTGCCAACTCCAGTGGGGCGGCGTCCGCTGTGGCGCGCAAGGATCGACCGAGTGCAGCTATAGCTATCAGAGCTGCCAGATGCTCTCGCGCATCATGTGCGTGATGAATAACTACGAGACCAACTTCGGCGAGACGGGCGCGAACATAGCGCTGAACGTGACCAATCGGAGGCGCACGATCTAAACCACCCCAGCGAGCAGAGATCGCTCGCCGGGGCCCCCGAAAAAAACTATGGCGAACTCATCCACAACCGCGACCAGCTCAGCCAGCGAGACCACTGGGACTCCGATTCCACTGACCTATGGCTATGCCTGGGTCACGGGGAAGCGCCATGCATACTACATGCTGCAGAACACCGGCGATTCGGTCAACCTGTACACGCGCCTCGGAATCTGGCTGCTGGGCCATGGCGAGTGGGACGGAGCTATTTCGCTCTGGATCAACGATCGGCTCGTCTGGATGGGCGGCGACGCGCTCTCAACCAGCCAGATCCGCACCTACGGCTTCACCTGGCTGAAAGCGCTCGACAATCCCGAGGGCTTCGTCTTCAACTTCCACAGCGGCTGCGATACGCCGCTCAATGCTTCGCTTACGCCGTCTTCTACCGGTCCGGATCAGAACGTGGATGTGCTGTGGCCGCTCTTTCCGCCCGCTATCCAGCCGCTAGCCTTCTCGCGCATCGCCTACTATTCGCTGATGCGCAAGCAGCCCATCGTCAACCAGACGAGCAACAACGGCAACGATCCAACGCAGTGGACAGACATCGCACCGATCGGTCTCTGGCGCGCCCTGAAATGCCGCCTCTTCGACGACGAAGGAAACCAGACCGGCTACGCCTTCACGACGAACCCCGCCTGGCATTTTGTGGATGTGCTGCTGCGCCGCAAGCTCATGCCCGATTACGGCCTCACGCTCGATGCCGGTCCTGATGCGCTCTCCGCCGCCGTGAAAAACCGTTTTGACTGGGGTTCTATCTATCAGGCCGCGCAATATTATGACGAGTTCCTGGCCAACGGACGGCCTCGCTTCTCGGGCAACTATTCCTTCAGCTCGCAGACCACGCTGCAGGCGTGCCTCGAACAGATCCTGCTGTGCTGCCGGAGCTTTTCTTCTGAGTATGCGGGGAAGATCTCGCTCAACTGCGATATGCCCCGGCCGAGCGTCTTCACCTTCAGCCGCGCAAACATTCTGCCCGGTTCGTGGGATGCGAGCGGTCAGACGCTGCACAAGAGCGCCAACCGCTACATCGCGAAGTTCCGCGAACTGCTGGTGCCCCTGTGCAGCTACATCGAATCGATCACTATCGCTGGAGATGGCCGCCCAGAGGTGACCACCAAAGCGCCGCATCCTTTTGAAGCCGACGACTGGATCGCCATCGGTGGAACGGACACAACCTACGACGGACAATGGGAGGTTTACAGCGTTCCGGATGTCATCAACGAAGGCACAGCGCAAGAGATCGATCCGACGACATTCGAGCTGGTGCCCAAGGGATCGAATTATCCGAAGAACGTTGGCGCGGTGGGCGGCTGTGGGCTGCTCTATTCGCGTTTCAAAGAGCGTTCGCCGGAGTTCTGGCACAAGACCAATATGCTGGCGCGCGGCGCGGTGGGCTTGGGCATTCCGCGCCAGCGCAACAAAGTGAAACAGAGTCTCGATTTCGCCACGATGACATGGGATCAGGCCAGCCGCCTCACCACGTATGAACGTGACCGGCTGCTGGGCATCGACCAGACTCCTTACGTCACGCCGCCCTGCGCCAAGCTGCGCACGTCGATGTTTGCCAAAGACATCTACGGCAACCTGGCCTGCGCCGTCCGGCCCGGCGATCACGTTACCGTTGACCCGACGCTGGATTATCAATACGCCGGCGAATATGAGGTGCTTGAACCGCTCACCGTCTATCCACCGACAGCGCAGGCTACCGGCTCCGGCGGCTCGATCGCGCTCAAGCCCGACGAAAACAGCGGTGAGATCGAGTTCCCGCTCGGACCATACAACGAAGCAGTCATGTACGATACCAGCGATCCGCTGCAGGCAGGCTGGCCTTCAGTGCCGGGCAGCGATCCGGGCAACGACAGCAACTACACCAGCATTCCGCTGGCGAATGGCGGCCAGTTCGTCTTCTTCAGCGGGCAGCTCCCCAGCGGCCAGGCGTTTCAATTACCAGCATCGGGCTTTAGCCCCGCCAACCTTCTCGCCTGGGCATCCGCCGCCGGCGCAGATATAGCCGAGGGGCTGAATGGCACAACAATCTCTGGCGGACATTCCGCCTCGGCTATTGTTTTGTGCCAGGCAGATACGACGCGACTTCTAACCTTGATTTACAGAGACTGGGAGGGATTAGAGTGGCTCGGCGATGTGAACTATGCCGCGCTGGCGTGGCTCAGCCCGGATGTGCCCTTCACTAGCAATGGAATCACCTGGCTCGAACTCACGCTGCCCGGCGGTGAAATCATCCTCTTCGGCCAAGGCGTTCTTGCCAATGGAGCAACTATCGAACTGCCCGCGGGTTTCACAGCCGCGCAGTGCTTCGCAGTCGCAAACATGCACGACGGGCCGACCAGCGGCAATAACGTGGCGCACCTGATGGGAGCCTACGTCGACGCCGGCATGGTGGTGCATTACGACGTTACCGACGGCTCGGGAAATCACTGGCACGGCAACGCTTCGATTCTCGTCTTTGCCTGGAAGAACAATATGGGCACCGTCACCAAGCAAACGCTCGGCGGTGGGGTCTGGATTGCAATACCGCTGACCGATGGGACGACCTTCGGCGCCGGGTGCGCACTGAACATGGCAAATGGGGCAACCTTTGAGCTGCCAGCGGCAGCGGGCGACGGTTCGACGCTGGAAGTGAATATCGGTTCGCATAACGGCTTGCCCGAAAATGGCTCGAATCATGCGCAGGGTGTGGGCGCGTGCTATCTCGATGCTGACAACATCGTCCACATTTACTTTCAGGATGGCTCCGGCGATCAATGGCCCGGTACTGCCGATGTCTTCGGCATCTACACCACGCCCGGCTCGGCAGCGCCCACGCTGGTTCGAGTTACACCCGCATCGGCCACCATCGCCGCTGGCACGACATTGCAGTTCTCGGCCACAGTTACGGGCAACGCGAATCCCAACGTGGTCTGGAGCGTGGACGGCATCGCGGGCGGCAACGTGACCGTGGGCACGATTAGCGCGACCGGAAACTACGCGCCCAACATCGCGGGATCGCATACCATCACCGCGACCAGCTTGGCTGACACGGCAGCTAAAGGCTCGGCGGCTGTGACGGTCTTTGGCGCGCCGTCGTCGAGTTTGCCGCCCGGCGAAGCAATTTTGACTGACGACAGCGGCCACTACATTTACCTGAACGGCGATGTGATCTACATCGCGGAGGACTGATGGCGACACCGACGATTCCTCTTTCGAGCGTCCTCATGGCGGGTCTTTATGCCGCGATCCCCGCTGCCGGCATGGCGGGGCGCGTCTACTTTGCGACGGACACCAACGCAACCTGGTACGACAACGGCGTGGCCTGGGTGAATGTGACGCCCGCGCCAGCCGCGCCGCTTTCGGTGACATCCGTCGCGCTCGCGCCCTCCGCGCCCGGCAATTTTACCGTGCCTCACGGACTCAGCGCAGCGCCGTCGGCCGTCACAATCTCGATGACTTCGTTAGGCCAGATCTGCCTGCAGTCGTCTCTCTCGTTCGACGCCGTCAATCTCTACCTGATTGCGTCGGACGCGGGCGTCACCGGCAAAGCAATTTTGTTCCATTAATCATGGAGGTTTGATATGAAGTTTTTACGTTGCGTTTTTCTCTCTCTGGCTGCAGCTCTGCTCTTCGCGGACGTGACTGCCTGGTCTCAAAGCGTCGAGTATCTGCGGCCCACAGCGGACAGCTTTTACAATGCAGCCCCTTGTAATGCCGGAACTTTCATAGATGACAGCCCGATCAGCGGCGTGTATAGCGGAAAGAGTGGAGCGGGACCAACGGGCACCGCTAATTTGTTAGCCGGAGTTTATGGCTCCAAGCAGTATTTCAGCGGAGAGGTCTACACAGCCTTTCAATCTGCCACAAAGACCTACACAGCATTAACTATCAACATTTCCGCCGCCACTTCGCATACCGGCGCTGCGGGAGTGTCGAGTGCGTACTACTCGACGAACAGCGGCTCATCATGGACGGCGCTTTATAGCACATCGGGGACAACATCACAGACAACCTACTCAGCTAGCATCACCGGAACGGCAATGAGCGGTGTCGAAGTGGTGATCTGCGCGTCAAGCGGTACAAGCGCGTCAACGGTCAACAACAACGTCTATGACATCTGGACGGCAGGCACTTATGGAGCACTCATCTCCCAGGGAATCACTTTCACCGCCCCGACGACGCCAGTAAACTATGGAGTCGCGCCGATCACTCTCGTAGCGACGGGGGGCGCGTCGGGCAATCCGGTGACCTTCAGCGTGCTCTCCGGACCCGGCACGGTCAGCGGAAATATCCTGACGGTCACGGGCGTGGGAACTATCACGGTCGCCGCAGACCAGGCGGGCAATAGCTCTTATTCCGCCGCCGCGGAGGTTACGCAGAGCATTGTCGTCAATCAGGCATCTCAGACCATCGACTTCATCGCGCCGGCCTCGCCTGAGGCTTATGGAGCTTCGCCTATAGGCTTGTCGGCTACGGCCAGTTCCGGGCTGACTCCTACATTCAGCATCATCTCTGGCCCTGGCTCTGTCTCTGGCAACACGCTGACAATGACCGGCCAAGGCACGATTGTGATCGCCGCAAATCAGGCTGGCAACGCTAACTATGCCGCCGCGCCGCAGGTTACGCAGAGCGTCGTAGTTACGCTGCCGAGTCAGACGATCAGCTTCACTGCGCCATTGACGGAACCTTATGGCACCGCGCCAATCACTCTGACTGCGACGGCAACGTCTGGCCTCGCTGTGAGCTTCAGTGTCCTCTCCGGGCCTGGCACGCTCTCTGGAAGCACCTTGACCTTCACCGGCTCAGGAACTGTGGTTGTGGCCGCAAATCAGGCGGGGAGCTCCTCTTACGCTGCCGCACCACAAGTGACTCAATCCATTACGGTCGCAGCGGCCACGGGCGCCCAGCCCCAGACGCAGCTTGCACCCATCAGTGCTGTTAATGCGAAGTACGTCCAGGGCGTCGGTCCTGGCTTCTGGCCCACAGCGGGAAGCGGCCTTTCCGTTACTCTGACGGCCGGCACGGCAAACTGTGCTGGCACCATCGAAAATTACTCGGCAACCGCGCTCGCCCTGATCGCCTCGACGACTAACTACATCTACCTCAACACGGCAGCGGCCTGCGCGCCGGCAGTGAAAACGACAGCTTTCACTTCTAGCGATATACCCATCGCCACTATCGTCACCGGCGCATCTTCGATCACCAGCATCCAGGATGACCGGACTATGTTCGGGAATGGAGGAATTGGGCTGACAGGCCCAGCGGGCACTAATGGCAACACCATCTGGAGCGGAATCAGTGCACCCAGCAGCGGCACCGGAGTCAACGGAGACTTCTATCTGAATATGGCTAATTCGTGCCTCTATGGCCCGAAGGCGAGCGGCACATGGCCGGGCACATGCATTTCACTTATCGGACCCAGCGGAAGCTCAGGAGCGGCGGGCACGAACGGCAACACAATTTGGAACGGCACCAGCGCGCCCAGCAGCGGGACTGGAGTCAACGGAGACTTTTATCTAAATACGGCTAACTCGTGTCTCTACGGCCCGAAGGGGAGCGGCGCATGGCCGGGCACCTGCACCTCGCTGATTGGTGCAACGGGCGCATCGGGCACAGGCAGCGGTACGGTCAACACATGCGGAACGGCAAACTATATTGCCTATTACGCGGCCACCGGCACGACTGTGAGCTGCGAGGCTACGATTCCTAACTCAATGGTCTCTGGACTCGGTTCCGCGGCGCTTGAGCCAATCTCATACTTTGACCTGGCCGGCGCGGCCGCTGCTGCCATTACGACTGCGGAGGCAGCGATACCCGCAGCATCTTCGATGACACCAGCGATGAACGGAACTGGGGCGGCCGGCACATCTAGCGCATACGCCCGCACTGACCACGTTCACCCGACAGATAGCAGCCGCGTATCGACCGGCACCACGGTCAACGGCCACGCCTTGAGCGCCAATGTGACGATAAGCGCGTCGGACCTGACAACCGGCACGCTGCCTCACGCGCAACTGCCAGCGCTAGTATCCGGCGACATACCCGCCAACGCGGCGAACACCACAGGCACGGCGGCGAATATCACCGCCGCCGCTACGTTGCCGTCTGGCACGACTATTAGCGGAGCCACTCTCAACGTCGCGGTTCTCTCTTTCGGTTACGCTGGAACGCCGCCAGCATCGCAGTATCTCGGCTCCATGTTGCCAACCTCGCTGACTTATTCGGTGGCGTCCGGCTGCACAAACAGCAAAGGCTTTGGCAGCGCGGCTTCCACCACCACGGACGTGTTCCAGATCAACAAATGCACGGCGGGTGAGACAACCTGCGCCAGCGTCGGCACGGTCACATTCACCAGTTCGGCGACGGGCGTGTTTGCCTGCTCAAGCGCATTCACCATCACGAGCGGCCAATCGCTCAACATCACGGCTCCGAGCACCGCGGCCACCATCGTCAACCCGACTTTCAGCATTGAAGCGACGCATAACTAGGAGACAGCATGAGAAGGATATTTGCAGCAGTGATTCTGCTCTATGTGGCGTCAGCGTCATGGGCCTCGACAGAGTATCTGCGGCCCACAGCGGACAGCTTTTACAATGCAGCCCCTTGTAATGCCGGAACTTTCATAGATGACAGCCCGATCAGCGGCGTGTATAGCGGAAAGAGTGGAGCGGGACCAACGGGCACCGCTAATTTGTTAGCCGGAGTTTATGGCTCCAAGCAGTATTTCAGCGGAGAGGTCTACACAGCCTTTCAATCTGCCACAAAGACCTACACAGCATTAACTATCAACATTTCCGCCGCCACTTCGCATACCGGCGCTGCGGGAGTGTCGAGTGCGTACTACTCGACGAACAGCGGCTCATCATGGACGGCGCTTTATAGCACATCGGGGACAACATCACAGACAACCTACTCAGCTAGCATCACCGGAACGGCAATGAGCGGTGTC